TATGACGTTGCGTGTCTCTAGGTGGTAGATAGTCTTGCCATCCACGAAGCCTATGACAACGGCCTGATCGTTGAAGCGTGACTTGATAGCTATACGCTTGACGCTATGGTCAAAGGAGTGTGCCGATATGCTGCTTTTAGATAGTGCCTTAGTCATGTTGCATTGCTCGTTGTTAGTTTATCCAGCTTACCATGTGGGCTGATGCCGTCAACATGTGAATACAGATAGGTGACAGACGGTCAACAGGTGAGACTAAAGGGGCTGTAGCGGTGTAGCAGGGGGTAGCATGTAAACAGTTGAACATCGGTACGCTGGGAGGCCCTATAGAACAAGGGGGTTTGGGAGGCTGGTATTTGTGTATCTTTATTTATATATATATTCACCAGATAAAAGTATATATATATAAGGTAATAAATAGTATGAAAATAGTTGCATATGATTAATAAGATAAAATAAATATTTAGAAAAAAGTGTAAAAAAGCCTGCTACCTGCTACACAATCGCTACAGCCCCCGTGGCTATTGGGCTGTAGCTGTACCACATGGTCTTGCTACATCGGTACAAGGTGACTACATTGGTACAAGCATGGTACGTAGGCGTCATGAGTGGTGCGTCTCACGCATCAAAGCAGCCTTATGGCCTTGCATCCAATGGGTTAGTAGCCTTATGGCCTTGGTATCACCCATCTCCAACGCTCATAGGCACTCTATATCCCGTATTCACTGTCTCTTAATCTACATATCAACAATTAGCGGCTCTTTCACCGGCAACCAGGGAGCAATGACGCATATATGCAGCGATTGCCAGGCATAATGAACCAAAGGGGGAGGGGGTACCCCCCGAAGCCAGGATCCGGGGAGGAGGGAGGGGTGCACCCACTGTAACATTGCTCAAAATGAAGCCTCACTTGTTGACAGCATTGTAGTATGTAGGCTTTTGACCCCTCACTTGTTGACTGCAGCCCGCTATACCGTTCATCTGCTGACATGTTGACAGCCAACGCATGAGGCATTATTCTACGTACATGGAATTAGATCTGCTGCAACATACAATCGTACGCGACTTGGAAAGCGCCCCGGACCGAGAGGTAACCCGGCGTGTGTTTCTTATGCGGTTCACGCACTCTTTCAGTGGTAATGAGGCCTTGATGAAATATCTTGAGACGGATGGTTCTCCGGCCTTCCATTTCCACAAGGCGATCCGGCGCACGCGGCGTATGCACATGGTCCACATGGTCGGGCTAAAGGCAGAGCACCAAACAAACGACAACTGGGACTTTATGCTATGACAACTAAGCAACCCAAACTAACGACCAACGAGAAAGCCGAGAAGGTGAAGGATAGCTTCACGTATTACTACACAGTGTTCATACTGGTATGCGGTATATGGATGATTAAGGACTTATTCGGTGGATGATACTTACGATCAAGATTTAGTGGAAGCGGTGCAGCGGTTTGCGGCTCCCGTCTTCACGTATAGCCCTAAGCCCCAGGAGATAATGTTTGCAAGAGCCTTTGCGCTAGAGGGAGACCTTGAGAAGGCGTGGCATGAGGCGCGGCTCCCGTCACCGGCAACGGAGACCAAGGCCTCACTCATGGCTAAGGCGACCAGGCTACTGGCCACAGACAGGGTGCAGGAGCGGCACCGGTACTTCAAGCAGTTGATCGCGCACAAGATGGACGCGCGGGAGGATAGGATCATGGCGGAGTTGTCTGCGTTGTCGTTTAGCGATGTGGCGGACTACTACGATGAGCAGGGCAAGCTGCTACCGCCTCACAAGATCCCTGCGCATGCGAGGGCGGCGATCAAGAGCTACGACGCCAACAACCAGAAGATCACGATGATCGACAAGCTAGGGTCACTGAGGACGCTGGTGAGCATCAAGAACATGGACAGCGAGAACATGGCGGCGAAAGCACCGAAGATCGTCATCGGGCTACCCAACATGGAGGCGCTACCACCCGCAGCCGTGACCATAGAGCACGAGGAGCTGCCACCACAACTAAGCGACGAGGAGCTATTAGGATGACTGTGAAAGCCACCGACCGCCAAGAAGGCGGGAATCACTATAAGACCATGGAGATACAGCCTATGGACTACTCGATGGCGAATGGCATGGATGCGTGTCAGCATACGGCGATCAAGTACATCAGCCGGCATGAGAGCAAGGGCGGCGAGAAGGACTTGCGCAAAGCCATCCACGTCATCGAGATGCTGATCGAGTATAAGTACGGAGAGAGCAATGGGTAGAGAGATAACCCTAGAAGAGATCAAGGCTGCGCAGGAAACCCTCAGAGTTAAAGGGATCCCGATAGACAGCAGGCGCGTGGCAGTGCACAGCTCGAGCCTAGATCCGCTGTTTGATGAGCTAGGGCTCACGCAGGCTGCGAGGGTAGTGGCGATGGCTAACGTGGAATATGACCAAGCTACGGATGTTTACATTTTTGGGAGCACCGATGCTTAATGACATAGACGGACAAGGAAGAGATACGAATGAAATCCAATTACCGCACCAGTTTGTTCCGCGCGATTACCAAACACCTCTTTGGAGGGCTATGGTGCCGGAGATCTTCAGTCCCGAACCGAGCGAGATGGACATCCTCATGGGGACGGCACCGGTCGTCCGAGCCGCCAAGCGTGCCGTCTTGGTGTGGCACCGCCGCGCCGGGAAGGACAAGAACATGGTTAACCTCATGGCGACGAGAGCAGCTATGGATACGCCTGGCAACTACATCTACCTTCTCCCGCAGCAGACGCAGGCAAAGAAAATCATCTGGCGCGGCATCGGCGCGGACGGCATACGGTTTATCGACCACTTCCCAGCAGCGCTGGTAAAGAAGAAATATGATTCGGAACTACTGGTGGAACTTATCAACGGAGCGACGGTACAGATCGGTGGAGCGGACAACTACGATGCGTGGATGGGTACGAACCCACGCGGTGTCATATTCTCTGAGTACTCCCTACAAGACCCCAGCGCTTGGAACTATTTCCGGCCGATCCTGGCGGAGAACCAAGGGTGGGCCGTGTTTATCTACACCGCTCGGGGCCACAATCATGGATATGAGCTGCGTAACGTGGCGAAGAAGAAGATGGAGGAAGGTGACCCTGATTGGTTCTTCTCGGAACTTACGGTGGATGACACGAAACGCCCCGATGGTACTCCTGTCATATCCCGTAAAGACATCGATGCCGAGATCGAGGCGGGGATGCCGGAAGGTATGGTCGAGCAGGAGTTCTACTGCAGCTTTGACGCGGGTCTCCTCGGGGCGTACTACGCGGATATTATCAGCGGCATGAAGAAACGCGAGGGGGCGACCAACCCCTTCGGCCTATTCCCGCACGACCCCAGCTACCCGGTGATTACCGCCTGGGATTTAGGGTTGAACGATGCGAATACCGTATGGTTTGTCCAACCGTTCCCCCACGGCCCCCGTGTTATCTACTACATGGAGGAGGCGAACGTTGCCCTGAGCGAGTGGGTCAGGCGCGTGCTGGAGATGCCGTACAACTACGCGGCGCATATCGCACCGCACGACATTGAGACCCGAGAGCAGTCCACAGGGGTGACGCGTAAAGAGTTTGCGATGGACTTGGGGCTGGAGTTTGAGGTGGCACCGAAGCTATCGAGAGCCGATGGCATCGAGGCAGTACGAGCACTGCTGCCGACCTGCACGTTCAACTTGGCGGAGGAGAGTGTGCACGATGGGTTGGAAGCGATGATGGCGTACGAGCGGGTGTATGACGAGAAACTGAAAAGATTTAGGGATAGCCCCTTGCATAACTGGGCGTCGCATGGTGCGGATGCGTTTAGGACATTGGCTGTGGCTTATGATATGTTCTGCGACATCCATGATGATACCGACATCACCGTTACCAGGAGCCTGCGATGAGCGACACTTTAGGAATGACCGACGAAAATAAACATATTGCCACATTTGATGCCCTCACCAGCGAGCGCTCGAATTTGGAGGGCACTTACGAGATGATCAGTCGGTATGTGATGCCAGGGAAAGGGCGGTTCTTCGAGACCAACTCCGATTCCGAGAACGCCATCGACTGGACCAACCGGGATCTCTACGACAAGACCGCCCCCTTCGCCGTACAATCCTTAGCCGCCAGCATACACGGCAACCTGACCAACCCCGCCTCTGACTGGTTCACTTTCCGCTACCAGCAAGCAGAACTAAACGACGACAAAGAGACAGCCAAGTGGTTATACGACTGCAAGATGGCGTGCTGGTATGCGATCCAAGAGTCGAACTTCAATGCCGAAGTGCAGGAGTTCTACCTCGATGACGTGGGCTACGGTACCGCGGTCATGACGGAGGAGTACACCGAGGAGCAAGGGCTGAAGTTTAAAACCTATATGTGCCGGGGCGTGTTCTTCCAAGAGGACTTCGACGGCAAGCCGCTCTCGATTTACCAGATGAAAATGCACACCGCCTTGGAGATTGTGAGCAAGTTTGGGGATGAGAGCTGCCCTGAGTGGGTGAAGGAGAAGGCCACGGCATCCGATCAGTCGGAGAAGATCGAGGTCATCCACTGCATCTACAAGCGCGACTACACC